ATTTCAGAAGAAACAGAAGCTGAGTTATTAGATGCATTATATGAAGCTATGCAAGAAGCTTTACAGGATGCTATAACCAAAAAGTAATGCCTAAGAAGATATATAATCAATCTGATTTTTCTGGTGGTATTAATGGCATAGACTCACCAAGAGATATTCAAGACAATCAAGTAATCCAAGCTAAGTCTGTAGCTTTTGATGAAAAAGGCAGAATCAGAATGGCTGGTAAAGCTGTTGGTGGTACGACTACAAGTATTGAGGATAGTGATCTTGCTTCTGGTTTTGAGTCTGGTACATCCTTTTTTCATTTTTCTCATGATTACAAAATGCTTAGTAGTGGAGCTTTAGATACATCTCCAACTATACAAGATGATGGTGTAGAGTTTTTTGCAGTTGGAGCAAAAGATAAAATAGCTATATATGATTCTGTAGATGATGCTTGGGATAAAGACACTATAGATATTGGCACAGATCCAGGGACTGGTGATAGAAAAGCTGGCTTTTATTTTGCAGATGCAGCTTTAAGAGTTTATAATCAATTACTTGATTCAGATGCTAAATCAGCTTGGCATGGACATATAAAGAGAAAACTATTTGGAGATGCTAATAAAGACTATAATGCTTGGTATACAACTACTACAAGACTTATGCCTCCAGATGGTGATACTGCTTTTAGTAATGATTTTCAAGGTGGTAATGAAAAACCAGGTAGAAGCATTATAATTAATGAAGATGGTGGTAACTGTGTTACAGATGCAAATACTCTTCAAGTAAGCTTAGATGATTTAGGTTCATCTGGAACTTGGATAGGAGCTACTTATAAATTCTATCTTTCATATATATATGATGGTTCTCAAGAGTCTCCAGTAGGTCCTGCTGGTGGTCATACAGATGGATCAAGTTCAGGCATGGTCATAGCTGCCGATACAACTTTAAGTATTGGTGTAGTTATAGACTATAATGCAACTTTAGGTACAGATTTTAATGGAAGAATAACAGGTGCAAGACTTTATTACTCAGATCCAGCTGATGGAGATGGAGTTAAATATCATCTTTTAGATATTGATTTTGTTAAAGGATGCAGGAAGTTTGATGAAACTGAATATACAGATTGGAATGAAGATAGTACTGATGTTCATGAATGCCCTACAGGATTACAAGGGGCAACCTTAGCTGCTACTTCAAATACTTTTGATTTTGAAGATATGCCAAAGACTGTTACTTATGAAATGCTTAATGGTTATGGCTCTTCTGAGGTCACTGATGCAGAATTTAAATGCCATACTATTTTTAATAATAGAGTTTATATTGGAAACATACAGCAAGATGATACTGTAGGTGGAGGAGAAGCTAAAACTTATCCTGATAGAATTATAAGAACTCCAATAAACTTTGAAGGCAATCCTCAGTATGATACTTTTCCTGCTACTCATAAAATGGATGTAGCTGCTAATGATGGAGATCAGATAACTGCATTAGAAGGATTTGGTGATAGGCTGCTAGTATTTAAAAAGAAATCTGTATATATTATAAATGTAGCACAAGATGGCACAGAGTTTGTAGAAACTAAGTTTACAGATTTAGGAATATTAAGTCCTGCTCAAGTAGTTGAGACAGAATATGGAATATGCTGGATAAACAATTCAGGTCTTTATATTTACAGAGATAATCAAGCTATAAATCTTGTAGAACAATTATTAAGTCCTTATTCAGGTAGAAGAATTACACCAGACATGAGATGGAATGTAGATAGCAGTAAATCTCCTGCAATAACTTATATAGCTACAGCTAAAAAACTTTTAATATCTTTAGGTTTTGCAGATAATTATTCTAACGATGGATGGATATATGATTTTGTCAAAAAGTCTTTAAGTTTTGTGGGTGGAGCTTTAGGAAACTGGACTTATAAAAGAAGTAATTTCGCAACAAACAGTGCAGGTATACCTCATTTCGCTCAATTAAATGGAAATGTTCTTTCTACTTTAAAATGGGAAGATGAACAGCAAAGCAATACTGAATTTACTCTTTTCTTTAAAGATTTAGATTTTGGAGAACCTAATGTAAGAAAAAAAATATATAAAGCTTATCTATCTTTCAGATCTAAAGGTGTAACTAATGTCTTAGCAACTTATTGTACAGATGGTAATTATGGAGAATCATTAGCTTTTAGTACAACTCCTGCTTCTGTTGGTAGTGGAGGAGAGCTTGTAGAAACTTCTTCAGGAACATCAGAATTAGTAACAGGAGGAGCATTTAAAGTTGATCATGGAAATGAAAGCTTAGGTGGTGCTGCTAATGATGCAAATCAAGTTGGTTCTTTAGGTTGGTATACCCATACTGCTGCTGCTGGAGGAACTATTGAAATTTTAAACCAAACTTGTGTAGTTTCAAATGATCCAGATAGTGATGCAATATTATATTACCCTATAACAGTTGCTTCAAGCTCTACTTATAGAGTAGATGTCACTTATTTTAGATGGCAACAAGGTACTGGTGCAGTTGCAAATAAAGTAGCCCCTACTGTAATGGCTTGGGTAACTAATACTTATGATACTCATGGAAATAGTAAAGACAATAATAATCAGTTAGGGCATATAATAATTGGTACATCTGGGACTCATAGTTTTGAGTTTACATCTGCAAGTGATACATCTTTAGCTATATGCTTCAGAGCAGTAGAGTATGATGGTAGTGGATCTCTTTCACTTTTCAGCAACTATCAAAAAGCTACAACAGATACTGCTAATAAATTTCACTTAACAATGGTAAAATGTTCTAAAGAATCTGAATGGACAAGAGCAGAATTAAAGCCAAATACTTCAAGTGAAGCTAATAATGTTTACAGCTTTGGCTTAAAACTAAATGTAGAGACAGGAAATACTGTTCCTTCTGAATTTGAGATAGACAATCTTAGTGTAGTATATAGAAACAAAAATATCAAATAATGGCTTGGGATAGAGAAAAAAGAGGGATATTTCAGAGGAAGCAAGAAAAACCTCAAATAAAGAAACATAAACCTTTAAATTCAGAAGGCAATGATGGTGATATAACTATAAGACAACTTGATGATGGTGTCTTTCTTTTCTTTAAAGCATTAGGCAAATGGTATAAAACTTTAAATACTGCAAGTAAGATAGTTCCAGATCCTGAAGTTCCTGGATCATTAGAAGTAGGAGTATCTAATAACCCTGTGAAAAATATGTTTGTGTCAAGTAATAGTTTACATATAGGCAATCAAAAAGCTAATAGAATTAAGCTTGGAGTTACAGGTACAGGAGAAAATGTAAAGCTTCAAGTGAAAACTCCATCTGGGAAAGTAGTTGCAGATGAAAATGAATCTTTACAGACAGTAGATGGGGATATAGACTTATCAGATACCTCAATTACATCTTATGCTATAGATACAAGTGTAATAGAAGAGGGTAATACTTTAACAGTTGGTAGTGGAGTAGAGTTTAATGTAGTGAATACAGATATAGATTCACAATCTATGACCAGAGATATTGAATCTATCCAAGCAGAAATATCAACACTTAAATCTGAACTTGAAACTACAACTAACCTTGCAGTTTTGGCTGAAGATATGGCACGCTTTGCATCTAATAATTCAGAAGTTCAATTAGAAATTGTTGATGAAATTGTAGCTTGTTATGTAGCATTACATGAGGCTGTAAGCAATTTTAGTGTAGATGGTGTTAATGTGATAAATTCAAGCAATGACCCATACAACTCATCATACTTAAATCCAGAGGAATTGCCAACAGTAGAGTTTTAAATGCTTTATAATAATATAGAAAGTTAATAATGAGTACAATAAAAGTAAACAAGATAACAAGTGTAGCAGGAACTGGAAGTGTAGAAGCTGAAATTCCTATAAAGCTTAAAGAAGCAAGTGAACCATCTTATCCATCAGATGGAGGTGGAGAGACTCATGGAATACTATTTGTAGATAGTGCTGATGATGCATTAAAGTATAGACATAAAAATGTAAATGGTGGAAATTCTGTAACTTTATCTTCTACGGGTGTAGCTTTAGGTTCTACCAATACTTTTACAAGAGGACAAGTTGTAGATGGTGGCACTGATATGGTGCAATTAAGAATAGAGTCAAATGGTTCATTAGCTTCAGCACAAAGTAATAATCTTTTTGAAATTACAACAAGCACTAATACCGAAGACCTTCTTACAGTAAGTGGAGATGGAAATCTTAGACTTCACAAAGACTCTTCTACTTTTAAAATGGGTGCAGATGCTGGATTTGTTATAACTCATGATGGAGATACTGGGGCTACTATCGCAGGTTCTCCTATAACAATAACAGCAGCAGAAGCAAGTACATGGTCTACATCAGATGGAGCTTTAACTATAAGTGGAAAGACAGGTTTAAATCTTCAAGAAGATGGTGCAACTATTATGTCTATAGACACAAGTAGAAATGTTATTATTGGTAATGCTACATCATCAGAAACTATAAGAATTGGTCATTCAACATCAGAAACTACTGTAGGTGATAACCTTACAGTTTCAGGGAATTTGCAAGTAAATGGCATATTAGATAACACTACATTACAATCCTATAAAGAGACAATAGTAGCAGTTACAAATGCTGGGTCAGGAGCTACTGTTACTTTTGATATGGATGCAGGTAATATTTTTGCTTCAATGGGTAGTAATGCTATAGATAATACTATTACGACTCTTGTTTTTGAAGGTATGACATCTGGACAATCAGCTACATGGATAGTAGAGAATGATGGAACTACAGACATTACTTTTGCTACAGTAAAAAGAGTAGACTCTGATGGTGTAAGTAATGAAACTGGTGATATAGGAAAGTTTCCTTCAGGGCAAGAACCAGTACATACTACATCAGATGAAGCAATAAGTATGTATACTTTTTTTGCACATGATACAGATGGCAATGGAACTGTTGATAGTATATATGTTATGGTTGGTGGACTAAACTTTGCAGTTGATTCCTAATGTTAGCTAATATAGCAAGAGAATCAAAGACATTTGAAACTGCTGCATCATGGGAAAGTGCTTATTGTTGGCATTTTACTTCTGGACAATATATTCTTCATACCCTTGATGATGGAACATTGCATTATCCTGGTGCTAATAATATGACTATAGCATTTTGGTGGAAAAAACCAATACTAACTGGTTCTATGAGCAATCCAGACTCTTGCATACCTATTGGATTAAAGTCTGGAAATAAAACTGTAATAGGGCTTGTAGGTCATGAAGGTTTTGATGGATTAATCCAAAATATATATGTACGAATCCCTCAAAATAGTGGGGCTGGTTATACTACTATGCCTATCGGGGCGACTCCTTATTATTCTTCAATATACGATGATGACTGCTCATCTGGCTCTGACTTTTGGGATGGATGGGTATTTACCACTTTATCTTATACACACTCAGGTGTTTCAACAAATAATATGTTTCTCAATAATGCGTGTTATGATAGTCTTGGTCCATTACTTATTGGTAATGATTCATATTTAATTGACTACTTAAACCAAGATAATAATGTTCAAATTGGGGGGAACTCTTCATTTTATATCAGAGAATTAGGTATATGGCATACAGTTTTAGATGAAAGTAATAAAACAGCTTTATACAATAATGGAAGTCCAATAGATTTTAAAACAGATGTAGGTAACTATAATCAATCTTCATCTTTAAAAGCATATTGGAGATTTGGAGATGGAACAGGAGACAATCCTGCAAATCATTTAAATGATGAAGAAAATGATGGTAGTACAATAGATATGGATTTAACAGGTGCAGGCTCTTTTTATGGAACAATAAGTCAAATTCCTGTAGATAGTGTGGGGAGTCCATAATGGCTCGAGCTGCAAGAAACTTTTCTATTATACCTTATGCAAGTGTTACTACTGACATGGTTAATAATTCACTCTATACAACTAAAGATGATATGATTCGCTCTGTAAGAGGAGATGATAATGTTATAGTAATATATCCATCAGCAAATAGGTCTACTTATTCTGCATATCAAGAACATAACATGGACAATCTATCTAAATTTATAAACTCAACCGAATTTAGCAGTGAAAGAGCTCTTGAGACGATAGATTTTGTAGAGGTAAAAGGCGATATAAAAGATGCATCACCTTCAGAAATATATGATATAGAAATAACAACTGCTGGAACAGGATATAGTGCTGATAATTTAACAGCTACTGGAGGTGGAGGAGTGGGTTTTAAGGGTACATATGCTGTTGATGGTAGTGGAGCAATAACTGCTGTTAGAATACTTAATATGGGCACAGGATATACATCTACTCCTACTATAGTTATAAGTGATGCAGGAGATGGGAATGCAGTTTTGACTCCAATACTTAGGGGTGAATCTTTAGAAAACAATACAAGAGTTTTAGATATATCTTTAAAAGATGACTTGACTTATGCGTCTACTTTAACTATAGATAAAAACTCTACAGCCACAACAAATTCAACAACAAGAGGTCTTTCTATAGATTATGACCATACAGGTATAGCTACTTCTGGTCATTTATTAAGCAATATAGCCTTAGATATAGATGTAAATAGTGATTCGCCTACAATGGTTGGTGCTGTAAAGAATACAGGAATAGACTTAGATATAGTAGGTGGTACATCAGGAAGTCAGGTTAATACAGGTATAGATTTAGATGTAGATGGAGCTGATACTAATGTAGGTTTATCTATCAATACAGCTGGTACTCATATAAAACTTGTAGCAAATGCAGATACAGATGATTATGCTACCTTGTCAGTAGCAGATACAGGTGATTTAACTATAGCTACTGTTGGAGATGGAACTACTGACTCAGACTTAATACTTGATGTAGATGGTTCTATAGAGCTTAATGCAGATGCAATGGCAGCAGGTAATGGTATTCAATTTAAAGATGCATCAAATAAATTTGCAGATT